TTAATAAAACTCTATACCCGTAATCTTCAATGAGTTCTGGCGCTTCCCTTTAATTCCTTTTACATATTCAAAATGAATGTTTTTGATTGCCATCTTTATGAATTCAGTTTTTAACTCATCTTCCATTAATTCCCAGCCGTTTAGCAATGAATACTTGAAATTTTTAATCTTCTCATAGTTAAAAGTCTTACCCTTATCATTATCCTTGCGCTTTTCATACTCATGTATTTCTTTGTCAATACGACTTATTATTGGAAAAGCTTCATCCTTATCCATCATACCTTCTATAAAAAGTGTTTGACATCTAGCGCGTTCTTTTCGCAACTTTTCAATATCGATGCCGACATCTTCTATTTCTTTAGGTTGGTTTTCGATTTTATATGATGTTAAATCAAATTGTTTTAGATAATTGTAAAATTGTTTTAAAACCTCGCCTTCGTCGATGTTACATGCATTTTTATTTTTAGTATTTTTGCAGTTAGAACAAAAGTATAGTTTAGAATACCAAACTTCTTTATTTTTAGGCGTATGCTTGACTGTGTTTAAAGTCAATTTCTGGTTACAGTTTGGACATAATAGTTTACTTCTGAAAATAGCGTTATGTTTTACGATTGTAGAGTTAGTTTTTTCACTTATCCTTAATTTTATTTCTTCGTATTCTTCTTCACTTATAATAGCTTCGTGGGTGTTTTCGACGAATATGTCACCGAAAACAAGATGACCTCTAGCTACCGGACTCGTTAGAGCATTGCCTATAACTGATCTGTGCCAGTTTTTACCTAAGGGTGCTTTGTATTTAGAGTTGTTCAATTTTATAGTTATTTCTCTTAAACTAGTACCTTTTTTCGCTTCTTCTACTGCAAATCGTAATACTTTTTTATATTCATTAGGCACAAATTTATCGTTTACTCTGTCGTAATAGAAAGGAGGGACAGTTTTAGCTAACCCTTTTCTAGCTGATGCGCGTCGACCCATTGCAGTACGCTCTTGAATTGTAGTACGCTCCCACTCTGCCATAGCACCTACTAATGTTACGAACAAACGTCCCATAGCAGAAGTTGTGTCATATACTTCTGTTGCGCTCCTAAACAACACGTTTTTATTCTCAAACAATTCTAGTATCTCTAGTAAGTCTTTAACACTTCGAGTTAATCGATCTAGTTTATAGACTAAAACCAAATCAAAATTATCTATTTCATTCAACATTTCTTGTAAAGCGGGTCTGTCTTTTTTAGCTCCGGAGTATCCAGCGTCAGTATATACTTTATGAATTTTCCAGTCGTTTATGTCGCTGTAAGCTCTTAATTTTCTTTCTTGTTCTTCGATAGAGTGTCCTTTTTCTTTTTGTTCAAGTGTACTCACTCTAGTATAAATTGCTACTTTCATGTGCTCCCTCCTCAAAATTGGCAAAAAATAATAAGGGTAGGCGGGCTACCCGTGAAAATTGTATAAAAAAGAGAGAGCGCAGATGCACCCTCTCATGTCGCAAATATTTCAGCGACTTGTCTAATTTGAAGCTTGCCGCAAATATTTCAGCGGCTTGTTTTGTATATATGTAATATACCATCAAAGAGAGTGTAGTTCAAGCGATTTAACTAAGAAATCTAATTTTTATACTATTTTCAATTTTATCTACTGTTTCTTTTGAATATGATATTTCTCCGGCAGGGTCATACCTATTAATTTTCGATATTCTATCCTTGCTGATTGTAGTGATATTTAAAACGTTGGCATAGGTCTTTTTATACTTGAATCGCTCATATCTTTTGCGAACCTTCGAATATTTTTTGAAGTCGTCATTCAGCGATTTGTTTTCATCAAGTAATTTTTGATCGTATGGGTTTTCTGCTTTTGACACCTTTTCAAGATTGTTCATGATTTTTTTAGCTAAATCCTTACCCGTTACGTCCATTTTTTCCAATACTAAAGGTAACAAATCTTCTTCGATATGCACATTGAATTTACTTCTGGAAGATGTAAGTGGAACTACCGTTAATATTGGATTTTTATTTGAATCGTGATTATTAAGTACCATACAAAAATGGTTTCCAGAAAACTCTCTGCCAACATTAACACCTAACTTTACATAAATTATAGTGCCTTTTTTATATCTGGTGTAACTTTTGTTTTCTTTTAACAATCTAACTTCATCCAATAAAAACTCTGAATATTCAAGACACCATGAATTCATATATTTAAATTTGTAAATCTCGCTATTTTGAATCTTTTTAAAATTATTAACTGCTGTTTCTAAAGGTGCGTTCTCTTCCATCCCTCATCCTCCTCACGCCACACAGGCGCTATTAATCACATTTTAGTTCTATCGGTAATTTTAGACTCCATAACTCTTTGACGTGACTCTTTAGCTTCTCGAATCATATCTTTAAATTCTTGACTGTCTATAAAAGCTTTGGCTTCTTCTATTTGTTCTTGAGTAAGCTCTTTACCACCAGTATTGATGTGTAAGTGTTCAATTTCTTTATAAGAACTCATTTTTTCGACTCCTGTTCTTCAAGTTCACTTTTAGTTATAGGTAAACCATTATTCAACCTATAAGTCAGTTCTTCTTCTGTATAAAAGGGGATTTCAACCATTTCCCACTCTTCAATGTTAATGTCAACTTCTTTTAAATTCATTTTACTACCTCCTATAAAATAACTTTTCCAACTAACCTCACACTTTCATTATCATAAAAATGTAAATCTTTATACTTTTTATTTAAAGAAACCAACGTTAATCTATTATCTTCTACATAAACTTTCTTTACGTAAGCATCTCCATTTATAATAAAGACGCCTATTTGTCCATCTTTGATAGTGTGAGATTTTTCAATGAATATAATTTGTCCGTTTTTAAATAACGGCTCCATTGAGTCTCCATTTACTTTTAAAGCTATATCATGTGCGGGGACATAACCTCTTACGAATTCTTTTGAAATAGGCTCGTTATATAATCTTTCGCCAATACCAGCTGACGCACAACCATATATATCCACTTCGGATTTTTCTTGAATGTAAGAATTGAAATCTACCAGATTATCACTGTCATTATTTTGTTCTTCTAATTGATTAGTCGCATATTTTAGTACATTGCTTTGTCTTGGAGGCGTGAGTTTACTGTATATGGAAGTGATGTCGTTATTTTCAATTTTTCTATTCTTAGAAATATCAAACCCCATAAGCCACGCTTCGTTAACGTTTAAAGCCTTTGCTAGTTCAAAGACTTTGTCTTGTTTCGCTTCATATTTTCCGTTTAAATAATCGCTAATTGAGTTTCTACCAATACCAGTCCTTCTTGATAGCTCTGATTGAGATATCTTCCGTTCAGACATAATTTGCTTTAATCTATCCTTAAAACTGTTCATATTTCTGAACACCTCCTAAGAACATAATACTACGTACAATGACGATTATCAATAATTTTTAACAAATATTGTACAGAAAAATGTATTTTATGTGTTGACTTATTTGAACAAAGGTGTTTTAATTGATTTGTACAGAAAACCGAACAAGAAGGGAGGTGAGTTTATGATATACAATTTCGATTATAGTTTGCTGTACGAAAGAATGGCAGAGTATAGATATAGCCAAAGTTCTTTAGCGAACGCAATCCCTATTTCAAGGACATCTATTAATCACAAGTTGCAAGGAAAAAATTTATTTACACAATGGGAAATAAAACGAATCTGTGAATTATTAGAAATCCCACCAACAAAAGTAGGTAGATATTTTTTTGAACAAAATGTACAGAAACCTGTACAAATGTCGTAACAGGAGGAAACTATGGAACAAATCACATTAACCAAAGAAGAGTTGAAAGAAATTATAGCAAAAGAAGTTAGAGAGGCTATAAATGGCAAGAAACCAATCAGTTCAGGTTCAATTTTCAACAAAGTAAGAATCAGCCATAACGATTTTGATGAA